AGACTTGAAGATACAGCAGACTAACGAGGTCATCGCTGCTACGGAGCTACAGCTAGAACAGCAAAGGCTATTGAAGGATTCACAAATAGCAGCAGCCGAGCGTAACAAGAAGATAGCGGTAGGTATTATGGAGTTCCTGAATATACCTATGAAGCTACTATTCTCCTCAATAGATGCCCTTACATACGGACTAGAAGCACTAGGCTTAATTGATGAAGCAACTCATCTATATGACGAGGAGCGTATGGCTAAGGCTACCGAAGAGACTGCTAAGTTCTTTGGCTTTGACCCCGAAGGCGTTGCAGCCGAAGCAGATGCTACCCTTGACGAGACAAAGGCAGCACTAGCTAAACTCAAGAACACTAGGGACGGATATTTATTAGCTACGCAAAGAGAAGACCAAGCCGCAGCAGATAAGGCAGCAGCGGATAGACAGGCGGCTTATGATAAGGAACAAGCCGATGCAAAAGCACACGCTGCGAAGATGTTAGCAATACGCCAAGCACAAGAGGCAGAAGAGGCTGCCCATATGGAGCTGATGTCTCAAGCATTGGATGACCTATACCAAGAGCAACTCACAGCGCAAGAGCAGGAGCTGAACGCTGTAGCCGACAAGTACTTCCAATTAGAGGAGTTCTATAAGGACGATGCAGAGGCTATGAAAACCATAGAGGAGCAGAAGCAGAAAGACCTACAGGCTATCCAAGACAAGTATAGAGCAGAGCAGCTCCAAGCTGACAAGGAACTAGAGACTGCCAAGCAGAAGTTAGCCCTTGATGGCGTAGGCGCACTCAATGCTATAGCCCAAGCAGCCCTAGAAGGCAACGACAAGAGAGCTAGACTAGCCTTCCGTATCAACAAGGCCTTAAGCCTTAGCCAAGCTATAATGAGTACAAGCCAAGCGGTTACCGCTGCCCTAGCACAGACTACTGATCCTACTCCTACGCAGAGCCTCCGCTTTGCTAACGCAGCTCTAGCAGGGGCGCAAGGGTTGGCACAGGTCATCGCCATCAGCAGACAGCAGTTCGAGCCTAGCGCAGGTGGTGGTGGTGGCGCAGCATCCGTACCAAGACCATCAGCCTTTAGACCTTCCCTTAACTTTGGGATGCAAGGGCTGAATAGCGGCATCGGTCTGGATCAAACCCCTAACTTAGGTAACCAAATCGCAGAGAGCCTATCTGGTAGCCCTATTAAAGCCTATGTAGTAAGTCAGGAGGTACAGACACAGGCGAAGATGAATAGAAAGATAAGAGAAACAGCAACAATCGGATAATGAAATTTTACGAACTAGTACTAGACGAGGAGAAGTTCCTACACGGCATAGATGCAATCAGCATCGTAGAACACCCTGCTATAGAGGAGGACTTCATCACTATGAGCAAGGAGCATAAGTTTGAGTTCAAAGAGGTGAGCAACGAAAAGCGCATCTTGATGGGTGCAGCGATGATCCCTGACAAGCCTATCTACCGAGTAGATGGTGAGGAGGAGTACTATGTATTTTTTACGAAGGAAACCATCCGCAGAGCGAGTGAGCTGTACCTTATGAACGGCAAACAGAACAACGCTACCTACGAACACGAGAACCGCATAGACGGCCTCTCGGTGGTCGAGTCGTGGATCATAGAGGACTCACAAAAGGACAAGTCCAGAGCCTACGGCTTAGAGTACCCTGTAGGTACTTGGATGGTCACGATGAAGGTAAACAACGATGACATCTGGGACAACTACATCAAGTCTGGAGTAGTGAAGGGCTTTTCTATAGAGGGCTGGTTTATGCAGCGTGAGACTGCCATAGAGGTAGAGACTGAGCTATCAGCAATCGAGAAGGAAGAAGGAGAACACCTACTAGCATTGTACCTACTTGGAATCACTAAGGGAGTACTCAAGAATGACAAGAGATACAAGAACGGCAAAAAGTTGCAGATGGAGTCGTACAGCGACTACCCTGACTCAGCATCTAACAATGCCAAGAGAGGCATCGAACTCAACGAGAAGCAAGGCAACAAGTGCGCTACTCAAGTGGGTAAGATCAGAGCGCAGCAGTTAGCGAAGAAGCAACCCCTATCACTTGAGACCATCAAGCGTATGCACAGCTACCTATCCCGAGCGGAGGAGTACTATGATGAGGGAGATACCACTAGCTGTGGGTACATCTCCTACCTACTATGGGGAGGTAAGAGTGCCAAGAATTGGGCTGAGAGCAAACTCAAGGAGCTTGATCAGCTGTAGAAAGTAACCCAAAAAACCAATATATAGTTGTTTAATTAACAAAGTTTAAGAAGATGAATCTAAACGAAGTATTTAAAAGAATCGAGATGGCTCTCGCTCCTAACGAGGAGGAGATCCAAGAAGTACAAGGTGCTAGTATGCGCCTTGCTAATGGTGTTATGCTAGAGGCTGAAGCCTTCGAAGCAGGTAACAATGTTTTCCTAGTAGGCGAAGATGGCGAGAAAATTCCTGCTCCTGTAGGTGAACACTTGCTAGAGGATGGTCGCACTTTGGTAATCGTAGAGGAAGGTATCATTGCAGAGATGCGTCCTGCTGCTGCTCCTGAAGCTACACCAACGGCTACGGAATTGGCTGACGAGGAGATCTCAGTAGAAGTACCAGAAGAAGCAGCACCTGAACTAGAGCAAATCGTAGAGGCTGTAGTGGAAGCTGTTGCCCCTGCTATCGAAGAGGTAAAGGAGCAAGTCGAAGAGATGAAGCGCCGCTTTGAGGAGATTGCTAAGAAAGAGGAAGAAGAAGACAAGGTAGATATGTCTGCCGCTGCTAAACGCTTAAAGGCTGCTCCTAAAGAGAAGAAGGTAGCGATGCAACGCTACGGAACGAAAGCACCTCAAAATACTTTGGGGCGTGTATTTAGTAAATTATCATAATTTTAATAAAGAAGAAAAATGGCTACAACCACTTCAATCACTACTACCTACGCAGGTGAATTTGCAGGTAAGTATGTAAGCGCTGCTCTTTTGAGCGCAGACACCATCGAAGGCGGTGGTATCACTATCAAACCGAATGTAAAGTACAAAGAAGTTCTTAAGACTGTAAACCTTGATGCTATCACTAAGGACAGCACTTGTGACTTCTCTGATACTTCTACATTGACATTGGCTGAGAAAATCCTTACGCCAAAACAATTACAGGTAAACCTTGAGTTGTGTAAGAACGACTTCCGCAGCGACTGGGAAGCAATCGAAATGGGCTACTCTGCCTTCGATAGCCTACCTGCTAACTTCTCAGACTACTTGATCGGCTATGTAGCTGGTAAGGTTGCAGAGAAGAACGAACAGAACATCTGGCAAGGTGCTGACGCATCTGAGGGCGAGTTTGACGGCTTTACTGCTTTGTTGGCTGCTGACTCTGATGTTATTGATGTAACAGGTACTACAGTAACTGCTGCTAATGTTATTGACGAATTGGGCAAGGTAGTAGATGCTATCCCTTCTTCAGTATACGGCAAAGAGGACTTGTACATCTATGTATCTCAGAACATCGCTCGTGCTTATGTTCGTGCTTTGGGTGGATTCGGTGCTAACGGACTAGGTGGCAATGGTGTGAACAATCAGGGTACTACTTGGTACAACGGAGGCGATTTGGCTTTTGATGGCGTTAAGTTGTTCGTTGCTTCTGGTATGCCAGATAACGATATGGTAGCTGCACAGAAGTCTAACTTGTTCTTTGGTACTTCCTTGTTGGAAGACTGGCAAGTTGTAAAGCTTCTTGATATGGCTGACTTGGACGGATCTGACAATGTGCGTGTAGTTATGCGCTTCGCAGCAGGTGTTCAAATCGGTATCGGTTCAGACATCGTATACTACACCTAAGAAGTAGTTAGTTAATAACCATAGAAGGGCAGGTAGGCTAGTGCTTGTCTGCCCTTTTTTAATACAATAAAACAATGGCTTGTACATTAACAAAAGGAAGAAACGAACCCTGTAAGGATGTAGTAGGTGGTATTACCGCTGTGTACTTTGCAGACTTCGATACGCTAGGAGCTATTACCTACGATGCTACTGATACAGATGTTATTGACTCATTCGGGGGTACACCTACTTGGTTCAAGTTTGAAGTAAAGGGTACATCTACTTTCGAGCAGACTATCACATCTAGCCGTGATAATGGTACGACCTTCTTCGATCAGACTCTAACATTGAACTTCAAGAAGCTATCTAAGCAGACTCACAATGAGGTTAAGTTATTGGCTTACGCTCGTCCTCACGTCATCGTAGAGGATAACAACGGCAACAAGTTTATGATGGGCTTAGAGTACGGTGCTGAGGTAACAGGTGGTACTATCGCTACAGGTGCTGCGATGGGTGATATGAGTGGCTACACTTTGACCTTCAACGCACAGGAGAAGATCCCTGCTAACTTCGTAGACGCAACTATCACAGCGGATGCTTCAGAGATTGACGATATCTAATAGCTGAATAGTCTAGAATTAAGAAAGCCCCTCCTGTATGGAAGGGCTTTTCTTTTTGGTAGCATCGCTACCTAGAGAGATGAGTATGCAAATATACCACATCTTTCCTTTTGGGTTTTATAATTAGATGATTATTGTAGAAGAAAATACAACGGCTACTATCAAGATGTACCTCCGTGACTTTACTACGGAGAGCTTCGAGATAGAGATAGTCTCCGAAGACCAAAGGAAGGAAGTGGTAGATACTGCGATCTCTGGTACTTGGGATGACTTTGCAAAGGTGCTTACCTTTACATACGATGTCTCTGCGCTGTCGAGCGAGAGCTTCTATGTGGTCAAGATATGGGAAGCCTCTAAGGTTAAACTGCTATCACAGGACAGGATGTATATCATACCTTCTGGTTCTAGTGTTAGTACCTACCAACCAAAACTAGCGACCACAGAGAAAACAATGAACAACGAGTTTAAGATTTATGGCGAATAATGTAAACTTCATCCAGCTATCTAGCTACACATCCCCTGCTATATCGGAGAACAGCCGACTAGGGTGGGTTGAGTATGGTGATGACAACAACTACTTTCAGTATCTGATTGACAGATACAATGGCTCACCGACTAATAACGCAGTCATCTCGGGTATCATCGACCAAATCTTCGGACAAGGCTTGGATGCCTTAGACTCGGGTAGAAACACGGAGAGCTACCTCCAATGCCGTCAGCTCATCAAAAACGATGAACTCAAGAAGGTCATCAATGACTACTACCTACTAGGTAACGGAGCATTCCAAGTCATCTACAATCAGGACAAGAGCAAGATCGCTGAGGTATACCATATGCCTGTAGAGTGCCTACGAGCTGAGAAGTGTAACGAGGAGGGAGATATTGAGGCTTACTACTACGCCTACGATTGGAGCGAGGTGAAGTCTAAGAAGGGTGCAGAGCGTATCCCTGCTTTTGGATTTGGTACTCCTGCTGACAAAATCGAGATACTATACTTCCGTCCTTACCGATCAGGAAGCTATTACTATTCTCCTGTAGACTATCAAGGTGCGCTACCATACGCAGAACTAGAGGGCGAGGTAGCTAACTACCACATCAACAACATCAAGAACGGCCTAGCGCCTTCTATGATTGTGAATATGAACAATGGTGTACCT